TCGGAGCACATAAACACCATTTTAGAACACACGATTACGGTCCATTCACTTTCATACAGTGTCCGTCACTTGACACCGATGGTTCAAGTTCCGGGGGTTCAAAATGGTATACCGATGCGAGTTCTCAATGGAGTAGTCCTGGAACTTGTACTTTGCTTGTTGGTAATCATGATAAACGCATGTGGTCAGATTTGGCTGTGCTGTGAGTATCGACCCAAAAGATTTAGCCGAATACGCCTCTAGGCTTGTATTTAACGACAGGAATGAAGATTATGGTCATCCATTAGATAACTTGGATAGAGCCTCTAAAATATGGTCTGTAATCCTTCAAACACCTATCACAGCAGAGCAGGTTGCTTTGTGCATGGTTGGTATGAAAATGGCTAGGGAAATCGGAAATCCAAAATTAGATAATGCTGCCGATGGAATTGGTTACTGGTTGACTTTGGCTGAGATTCGTCAAGAAAGAGTTCGAAGAGGCTTGACTTCTAAACCCTAGTTTAGTATACTTGTTATATCGGGAAAGGGAGACTCCAGATGGCACAAGTCACTTGCAAGAAATGTGGTCAAGAAGGTTTATTTTGGAAACAATCTGTTAAAGGTAAATGGTACTTATGTGAGCCAGGTTATGTTTCAACAAAAAGTGCTTACAAACATAAAATGATTCCATTTGGTCACAAATGTAAACAACAAGAAATTGTTGAAGAAAGAAATGAAAGTTACTGGTTCGACCATGCTGATGGAAGTTTTATCTAACTAAATCCCTAACGAATAAAAATTAAATTAGGGTTAAATTCGCGATATTATCTAATTGCGTGTCCTTTGTGACCCCTACCCATTCCTGATGTGCGTGACCGAGTGTCCATAGGGCTGGTGCAGGGTCGCATCATGTCTTCAGGAAGGTGCAACAAGTAATGCCCACATTCCGTCATGGAAAAAAAACAGCAGTATTTTTGAATAGTACCGATATGAGTTCATTTCTGAATGAAGCCACTGTCACGCGCGAAATTGAAGCAAACGATACAACAACTTTTGGCAGCACCAGCCGTTCCTACATTGTAGGCATGGATGATGGTGGAGTTTCTTTAACAGGTCTTTTTGATGGTTCAGCAAACGCATCCGATGCAGTTTTGTCTGGAAGAGTTTTGCAAGATAACAACACATTGACCGTTTTACCAGAAGGCACTGCTATCGGAAGTCGAGCAATTTTAACCTCGGCTGACGAAACAGCGTATGAAATATCTATGCCAGTCGCAGATGTCGTAGCACTAAGTGCGACATTCCAATCAGATGGTGGAGTTCGTCAAGGTTACAACCTTATATCAACATCAGGTTCAGCAAGTGGAACAGCAACATCAGTTGACTTTGGGGCAACCATGTCAAACGGTGCAATTTTTCATTTACATGTACCTGCTAACACTTATGGAAGTGCAACAACTTTCAAAGTGCAAGACTCTGCAAATAACGCAACTTTTGCAGACGTAGCAACATTCACTTCCGTATCTGGAAGTGCCACAACAAGTCAGAGAATTGTAACCACAAGTTCTGTCAATAGATATTTGCGAGCAGTCGCAACTATCTCAGGCTCAACAGGTTCAGTCTCTTACACAATCGCAACAGCAAGGAGATAAATAAATGCCAACATTTAGTCATGGTAAAAATGCTAGTTTCAAACTTGATAACGCAGCAGGTACATTAACTAACATTTCAGATACCGTAAACGATGTAACAGTTTCACGCGCAATTGAAACTGGCGAAACAACAAGTTTCGGAAACTCTTCCAAGACCTACATCGTAGGTTTGGCAGATGCAACAATTTCTGTATCAGGTTCATTCGATGCAACAGTTGATAACCAACTGACATCATTGATTGATGCACAAATCGCAGGAACAAACCTAAGTGCATCATTTGAAGCAGGTCCACAAGGAACTGCAACTTCAAGTGTTAAATACACCGGTGAATGTCTTGTAACCTCTTACGAAGTAAACCCAACCGTAGGTGACGTAGTTACCTACTCTTTGGAATTACAAGTAACAGGCGCAGTAACCAGAAGCACATTCTAAGTAAGAAAAACAACTGAATAAAGTAACAAAAACCCGTGGGTCAAGTACCCCCAAACTAGAAATAGGAGAACATCGTGTCCTTGCGTGACCAGATTATGAAAGCGAAAGACATCAATGGTGAGTTGATGGATATTAAAGAGTGGGGCGTGAAGGTAGAAATCAGAACGATGACTGCCCGTGAACGTGCCAAGATGATGGAAAATGCAGTTGACCCGGTAACGGGAAAGACTTCAATTTCTAACATGTATCCAGAAATTGCTATTGCATGTGTTTATGACCCTGAAACTAAAGAACCAGTTTTCAGTCATGACGACAAAGATGCTCTCCTAGACAAATCCGGTGCTGTTCTTGAAAGTATTGCTGCGAAAGCGATGCAACTTTCAGGGATGACAACCGAGGAAAGTGCGAGTTTGGGAAAAGGTTCTTAACTCATCCAGAGCGAAGATTCCTTTTTGAATTGGCTCAAAGATTAGGTAGGACGGTGGAAGAACTTCTTTTCGGAAGTCCTTCTTACCGTCCCCTATCGAGTCAAGAATTGACGGAGTGGATTGAGTTAGAAAAGTTAAGAGTTTACGAGCAAGACAGAGCATCTAGGAGCAGGTAGTGGCTGAGCAAATTATCACCGAAGTAAAGGCGATACTCTCTGCTCAGGATAAAGATTTTACTTCCACGTTTCAAAGCGCATCTGCTCAGATGCAATCATTTAATAAAACTGCTGCTGCACTTGGTGCAGTCACAGCAGGTCTAGGTTTTGGTTTAATAAAATTAGGTAAGTCAGCATTCGCTGAAGCATCCAGAGTTCAAGAACTTGATATTGCTATGAAAGCAATTGGTCGTTCAACTGGTCTTGGTTACGAAGCAATCAATAAAGCATCTAACAGTATTCGTAAAATGGGTATTGAGTTGGCTGCTTCTCAACAAATTGCTATTGAGTTTGCTCAAAATAATTTAGAAATTGCTAAGGCTGCTGATGTTGCAAGAGTTGCTCAGGACCTTGCAGTTATTGGTCAAAAGAACTCAACAGAAACTACTCAGTTATTAACAAGAGCAATTATTACTGGTAGAACAGAACTTTTGAAATCAGCAGGAGTTCAAAAATCTGCTGGTCAAATGTATGAAGAGTTTGCTGCTAAGGCTGGTAAATCTGCACAATCATTAACAGCAGTTGAAAAACAAACAGCAGTTTTGAACGGTGTTCTTAAAGAAGGTGAAAAAGTTTTTGGTACTTATGAGGCAGCGATGCTTGCTCCAGGTAAAGTTATGCGTTCCTTCAAACGTATTACCAACGACATCACAGTTGAATTAGGTAAATCTGTTGTGGTTGGTTTTGGTCCAGTTATTAAATCTGCTTACGATATGGTCAAAGCATTTGCTGGTGCTATGCGTGAAAATGAAGGATTCAAGAACGCACTCGGTGCTCTAGGGGTTATTTTAACTAGGTTGGCTGCTCCTCTAGTTAATATGTTTGATTATCTAAAAGATTTTATTGAAGGTATAGAGATAAGTAATACACAAGTTACAAATTTCACAACCACTTTGCAAAGATTTTTACCGGTAATTCTTACAGTCGCAGCAGCGATAACAACTTTTGCTGGTCAAAGTCTTCTTCGTGGTATTCCTGGATTGGCTGGTTTTGCTGGCGCATTGAATCCAATCATGGCTGGTTTTATAGCCCTTGCAGCAACAAGCCCTGCACTTAGAACTGAACTTATGAAATTGTTTGAAGCAGTACGTCCTCTTATCCCGGTTCTTTTACAGTTGGCTTCTATGATTGCAAATACTTTGGCTAGGGCTTTAGCATTAGGTATTTCAGTAATTAGAATTTTTGTTGATGGTGTAGGAAAAGTTGTTCCTAAAGTAATGGATTTTTTCAAAGCCAATCAAGGTCTTGTTGATGTATTAAAACTATTAGCCCAAGGCTTATTTATTGTTGTTCCTTTAATGATGGCTTACACAAAAATTACCCTTATTGCATCGGCTGCAACTAAAGGTGGATTGATTTATCAAGTCGTTGCTCTCGCTTGGGCGCTCGGTGGTACTTTGTCTAAAGGAGTTTATGCTGCTATAAGTTCCATTAAAGTTTTTATGGGTGTTCAGGCTGTAATGACAGTGCAAACTATGCGTGCTGCATTTGCTATAAATGTTTTGAAGTTTGCATTAAGAACATTCCTTGCAGCAAGTGGTATAGGTTTAATTATTTTGGCTGTTGGATTTTTGGCTGAACAATTCTTAAAATTAAGTGGTTCAGCAAATAGTGCATCAGATTCTTTTGGAACTATGGAAGGTTTCAGTGCTGATTTAGAAGCACAAATGACAAAACTTGGAGATGCTTTCAGTCTTCAGTTGCCAGAAGGTTTAGAAAACACAGTTGCTGGTATGGATGAGGCTACACAAAAAACTCAAGAAATGGCTGCGAAGGCTAAAGAATTAAAAGACCGTATTACTGAGTTGAAAAAGGGTGTTAACGAATCTCTAAAATCTTTTTATGATTTTATTTTTGCTCAGAAAGATACAAGAAATGTAACCCAAAAAG